GAATGTGTTCAAGCCCTTGGCTGAATTCGTTGGCAGCGTATTTGTCGCAGTATTTGATAATATGTTCAAGTCCATCGGTGATATCGTCGGAGGACTTAAAAACATTTTCATCGGTCTGATGGACTTTATCACCGGTATTTTCACTGGCAACTGGAAAAAAGCTTGGGAAGGTATCAAGCAGATATTCAAAGGCGTGTTTGATTCGCTCTGGGGCATTGTAAAGTATCCGCTGAATCTGATCATCGACGGTCTCAACTTCTTAATCCGGGGACTGAACAAAATCAGCATAGGTATCCCTGACTGGGTTGCGGATATATTGGGCATGGACCGTGGATCTAGGTTCGGTTTCAATATCCCTGAGATCCCCAAACTTGCCACCGGCACGAACTACGTCCCGCAGGATATGCTCGCCATGCTCCATGAAGGTGAGGCAGTTGTGCCTAAGAAATACAATCCTGCAGCAATGGGGATACAAGGTACCGAATTGGTTAATGCAATTGCAAGCGCAGTCGGCAGTGCTGTGTTAGCTGCTAACCAAGTCAGCAGTGCAAATAGCAGCGATGGTTCAGAGATAATCCTGGAGATGGATGGCACGAGAGTTGGACGAGTACTGCTAAACAGATTGAATGAAGAAGCAATAAGGTTAGGTTACAAGCCTATCCTTAGAACAACGTAAAGGAGGGGCAGAGATATGCTCAAGATAAACGGGGCAGACATACCTGCCCCTAGTGATTTTATAGTTGGGATTATGGACATAAGTAAAGCAGAAAGAAATGCCGCAGGAACAATGGTCATTGACAGAATTGCAACAAAAAGAAAACTAGAATTAAGTTGGAAGTATTTATCTAAGGAAGATGTAAGCCGGGTACTGACATTAGTTAGCCCGGTTTTTTTTGAGGTTGAATATCCGGACCCACAAACAAATACAAAAAGAACAGGTGTTTTTTATTGTGGAGATAGGTCCATTGGTACCCTAGACTATAAAAATGGAGTTATCCGGTACAAAGATATCAAATTCAACCTGATTGAGAGGTGATATGATGATACCAACTTCTCAAAAATTTCAAGACGAAATAAGAGCTCCAATCCGGGACGTTTATGCAAAGATACAGATAGATTATTCTGACCCTGAGCTGGATCAAAGCATAGATATATTTGTAAACGAAATGGCTAATATCAGTTTTCCTAATCAAGTTGCTGACGGTGTGGAAAACGTTATTGGTAAAATAGCAAGTCTGGATGGTAGCTGGGAGCTCGGGGAATATATATTGGCTCCAACAACAGAGCTGGAAGGGCAAATGGGATGGTGGGGTAAGCAGTTGTCAAACAGCAATGGAGATTTTACGGCTCCTTATCCAACATTAACAGCAACATTTATTTCCAGACCGATATGGCAGCTTAAGGTTGTAGGGGATAATCAGAGAGGAGAGTATCCTGTAAACTTTAATATTAAGCTATATAATGAATCAAATTCATTATTGTATACCGAGACTGTAACGAATAATATCCTGATAAGCTGGAATAAAAAGCTTGATACTGAGATAACAGGCGTAACAAAAATGATACTGGAAATAACAAAATGGAGTCACCCAAACAGGCAAGTTAAAATTACTGAATTTTTTACATCTATCCAGGAGACATATGAAGGCACTGACATTATATCTATAAATCTTTTGGAGGAACGTGAAGTATCTCATGGCAGTCTCCCTGTTGGGAATATCAGCAGCAATGAAATAGAAATTAAATTAAACAATGAAAGCCGAAAGTTTGATACAGGAAATAGGCAAAGCCCTTTATATGGCTTAATTAAAGCAAACAGAAAAATAAGAGCTTGGATAGGAACAGAAAGTGAGTTAGTGCCTCTGGGGGTATTTTGGTCCAAAGATTGGACTGTACCTGAGGATGGCGTTATTGCAAGCACTAAAGGCAGAGACAGGTTAGAGCGCCTAAATAATTCCACCTATACCACATCAACCGTACAGATTAATAAAAGCATGTATGACTTAGCAAAAATGGTGCTTGAAGACGCACAGGTACTAGCTGATTACTATTGGCTTGATGATGAACTGAAAAACTACATAGTACCTTATGCTTATTTTGAGCAACAGTCGCACAGAGAAGCTCTGAGAAAAATTGCGGAGGCATGTCTTGGTCAAGTGTACTGTGACCGCAATGGAATAATAAGATTTGAGGGTTCAAGTTATACCCTGAACAGAATCTTGGAAAAAACAACTATAGCGTTTTTGCAGTCAGAACATCCTGCGGAATTTGAAGTAATTGATGCCTATGGAATATCACCAACTGACTACTTTAAAAAGGATAATCCAAGTCGCCAATCAGACATTGCGAATAGGGTAATTGTTGAAGTCCAGCCTTTAATAGTTGGAGCAGTTGAGGAAATCTATAATAACAGTGAAGCAATAAGTATTAACGCAGGAGAAACAAAAACAATAACCATACAATTTAACCATACACCTTGTATAGATGTGACACTAAACTTATCCGGAACTGGTACAATAGTCGACAGTAAAATATACGCTTGGGGGGCTGAAGTTACTGTAAGTAGCCCTACCCCGGGAAGTTTTACTCTGTCAGCAGATGGCAAGCCATTAAAGGCAACAAAATACACCGTAGTAAAACAGGATGACGCAAGTATAGCCGATAATGGTGTGATTGAATATAAAATGTCTGCAAATCCCCTAATACAAACCCAGGCAATAGCCGAGACCATTGCAGATAAACTCTTACAATATTACAAAGACCCCAGACGTGATTTAGAGCTTGAATGGCGAGGAAACCCTGCTCTAACTCTGGGAGATATTATCATGGTTGACGACTACACAAGGGGAAATGGGGATGAGGCCAATAAAGGCTACTACTACATTACCAAACAGGAATTAGAATACGCTGGATATTTGAGAGCAAAGTTATCCGGGAGGAGGGCGTTATAAATGTGGGAAGAACCTAAAACCGACTGGACAGACGCAGATGTTGTGACAAGATATGATTTCCAAAGGATAGAGAGCAACATTGAATATCTTAAATATTTGTTGAGGTGATATTATGGCATGGCAAACACCGAAAACTGACTGGGTAGCAAATCCCATAAAGCCTAGAAGTCAGGATTTTAACAGAATTGAGGGGAATATAGCCTACCTCAAGGATGAGATAGAGACCAAAAAAGGCGCAATTGTTGACGCCCTTAATACAATGAATCAGTCGGCTACTATTGAAAATAGCTATCAGGAGCTTGCAAATAAAATAAAAGATATATCCAAAGATGCAAATGCAAGTGTAAGCCAAGTCTTAACCGGAAGGACCTTTTACCAGGGAGGTGTGAAACGAACAGGCACAATGCCTAATATAGGTGCTCTTGTAATCACTCCTGGTAAAACAGACCAAAGTATTCCTATGGGGTATCACAATGGCTTGGGCAAGGTTTTAGGGGTGGACTGGAAGAAATGGGCGAGTGGGGTAATAAGCAATAACCCAAACTCAGGCTTAGTTGTTACGGGACTTCCGTTTAAACCTTCGGCCGTTATGATTTATAATTCGTACTTTAGCAATCCATATTACTATGTTAGACAGATATTACTACAAGCAGGGGCAGGTGTATCACATTACAAGATTGTGCACACATATCGACTTAATGTGAACACACAAACGATAGATCAAATTGGCGGTTCTGTGCTGTCCAATGGCATAGTAGTTACGGATGACGGCTTTTCTGTTGATAATGGTGCACTCATGACTGGTACGGGACGTACCGTCAACTGGATTGCATACGAGTAAGGGAGGGATTATATTATGGCATATAACACTGTACCGATAAAAAAAGACGTGGATGGGAAGCCCATACCACAGTTATATAATCCGGTGCAAGATGCATACGAGGTATTACAGGGCCGAAATGGTGCAAGCAGGGTTGAGCTTTACGGCGCAGATGGGAATCCTGTGGATTTGGTGGCATTAATAACAAGTATAGTAACAGCCTTGAGCGATGTGAAGATAACTAGCTCTACCCTGCCAACAGGCGCAGCTACAGCAGCAAAACAAGATGCAATGATTAGCCTAATCGATGCGGTCAGTTTGACGTTGACCCGGATCAAAAATTCAGACGGAGTAAAAAGAATTGAAGACCCCCTGCCCGAGGGAAGTAACAACATAGGAAAGGTCACTATTGCTAAAAGCGACATGGAATACTATGGCAAGTCATTAAGTGACAGGCCGCCTGCGTATTTTGTGCCGGTAGGCGCGACGTTCATGGTTGTGGGCGATTTTGACACCATATATCAATCTAATGGTACAGAATGGGTGGTGGTCACATGAGTATTGTACTGTTTGGATTTTTGAGAAGCAAACTAAAAAAACTGCAGCTTGCGACAGAAAAACGTCTGTCTCCGTTGGAGGAACAATTCCATGCGCTTGCTAGAGCGAATATTAACATGGAGCCTACAGTAGAGGAAAGCGCAACTGGCGGCATTGCTGCCCTGCCAAAAAATGCAGCAGATGGGCCATTTAGCAGGTTTATGCTAGAAGGCGACACCAGAATTAATGTCGCAGAAAACATCCTCAAAAGCGGTAATTTCCATGATATGTCCGCCTGGGAGATATTGAATATTGACCCTTCGCAAATTTATCCATACGATGGTATACTGACAATTAACTTTACGGGTGGAGAATATTACTTTTATATGGCCCAGACATTGGCACCTAAACCTGGACATAGGTATTATGTCCAAGGTGAAATTCAGTGTGTAAATTGCGGCATTGAGATTACTGCTGGGTCCCAATTTCGGGGAGTTTATGATAATGAGCAGTATGAATTAATATCCATGATATCCGATAGTCCCACAACATTGACCTTTAGTATAAGTAGACTTTATGACCTCAACCCAACAGCTTATTTAAGAATAAGAAATTGGATGGTTATTGATTTAGGAGATGAAAGTAGTCCGCTATATGATAAAACTGAAGAAGAATTGGAGGAAATATTTACTGAGTATTTTGACGGAACGTATGCATATAAATCCCCTGTGGTGGAACATGCGCAAGGTTCGTACCGAATTAGGCGTGTGGGGAAGAATATTTTACCTTTATCGTTCGATGAATGGGAAAGAGGTACTATTATAGACTCAACAGGACAAAATGGTGGCGACACTATTAATTTACGAACTAAAGGTTATCATAGAATTATCGGTGGAATGAACTTAGTTGGTAAATTGAATGTTGGTTATAGAGCATTAAATATATATTTTTATGATGCTAATAAACAATTTTTAAGTATGGTATATAGTATTAACGAAAGTTATAAAGCTATTCCACCTAACGCAGTTTATTATCGTGCTAGATTCAGACGTCAGGATGATGCAACGATAACTTTAAATGAATTAGAAACAGCAAAACCCCAAATAGAATATGGCACAACTGCAACAGAATACGAACCCTACACCGCCCAAGATGTCTATGTCAATTGTGGCGAACTGCGGAGACTGCCGAATGGTGTGTGCGATGAGTATGATGTGTTGAGTGGGATTAAGATACAGAAAATTAAAGAAAAGATATTGCAAGCAAGCGATATATCTAGCAGTATAATTCAGTATACTAATGTTGATGTGGTAGTTGTTAATCTAACTGATAATAAACCCTTTACAACATCTGGCTTGGGAGATATAAACATTCCAGGCATGGATTATACAACATATGCTGAACGAGATAATGTTGCTAATGTGGGGAAATATTACGTTACGTCAGAAACACCAAATAGAATACAATTTATCGTTGCAAAAGGTACGACAATAGAACAAGCTAGACAACAATTAGTAGGAACAAAGATAATTTATCAACTAGCCCAACCAATCATTACCCCATATTATCCGCAAGCACTTACAACAAAGCCGAGTGGAACGATATACTGTGAGCCCATTCTAGGCGACGCCGACTTTTACGGGCAGGGTATTGTGCTGGAAGGCTATGCATTTGTCGGAATAGAAAAAGTTACAAAAATTGACCTTGAAAGTGGCGTCGAGATTGATGTAACCGACACATGCACGCTGAACGAAGCCAAGAACGGCTTTACCTCTACCGCTCTAAATGCAAGGGATATATGCTGGTATGAGCTGCGTCTTGACCCTGAAACAACATTAATTCCAGAGATAAAATATGCTTATTACGACAGCCGATATGTAGTAGTGGACGATTCCAACGGTAAGTATTACCGCTGGAAGATAGCATCAACGGATGGAGTGCCTCGCATTGAGTTGGAGGAGGTGTGAGTATGGACAATGTTATCCCAATGAACGAGGAGAGGAAAATGCAGATATTTCTAATACTTGCACAAAAGTATCCTGAGCAGTTTGAATTGCCCGAAGATACAGAGGAGCCTGAATAAGGCTCCTTTTTAATTTATAAAAAGAAAGGGGAATGGAAATATGGAGCATGTGAACAGTCTTAAGCTAGCACTAGCTACCGCCCTCGGAATAGTTGGCAGTTTTATATCATCACTATTCGGAGGGTGGGATGCCGCATTGCAGACGCTCATTATTTTCATGGCAATCGACTATATAACAGGGCTGATAGTGGCAGGGGTATTCAAAAATTCAAATAAAACCGAAAGCGGCGCACTTGATAGCAAAGCCGGATGGAAAGGGCTTTGTAAGAAAGGCACGACGTTGTTAATAGTATTGATTGCAGCCAGACTGGATATATTAACAGGTTCAACATTCTTCCGGGATGCTGCCGTTATAGGATATTGTGCGAATGAGTTAATCTCTATCATTGAAAATGCCGGACTTATGGGCGTGCCAATACCTGATGCAATTAAAAAAGCTATTGATACGCTTACTACAATTAAACAGGGTAAAGGTGGTAATGTATAATGGAACAATATTTGCAGGACTGGTACAAAAATAATGTCAAACAGGCTGGGAGTAGCGAGACCAACAAATCCTCTAGGCGTGGATATATACCTGAGATAATCGTAGACCACATAACTGAAGGGTCCGCTCAAAGTTGCATAAACTGGTTCAATTCCCCGAATAACACCCAAAGTTCTGCACATTTCCTTGTGGCCAGAGACGGCAAGGTATATCAGTTTGTATCTATAGAGGACAATGCATGGGCAAATGGGATAGCCATATCAGATATACCAAAGGCAAAGGCGGCTATTGTAAAAAGTAAAGGAGTTAACCCTAATTGGTACTCGGTATCAATCGAGCATGAAGGCGTATACAAAGAAACTCATGGAGCTCTAACGCCGGAACAACTGCAGTCCACAATAATGCTACACCGGTATATTATTGCTTATGTGAAGAACAAGTACGGAAAAACAATTCCGGCAGATAGAGACCACATTCTGGGGCATTATGAAATCGATCCAGTTAGAAAGCCATTTTGCCCTGGAGAAAAGTACCCCTTTGATACGATTATTACCGAATTAAACAAAAAGGAGGAAGCTAAATTGACTTGGAAAGATATATTGAAAAAGGTAGCCAGTGCTCCCGAAGAATGGGAAAGGGCAATAAATACTGCAGTAAACTTGGCAAGTATACAAGGTGATGTTGGAGATTTAAGACAGCTTAAATTTTTGCCCACCTTAATCGAGAAAATCTATAATAATAAATAATTTGCCCTCGGGATGCCGGGGGCTTTATTTTTATTTTTCGTCTTTACGCAATGTATCCAGGTATTCTTTCATTTTTTCAAACTCATCATCCGTAATGTAAAAATTGCGTTTTTTTCTTCCTGTCGATGGCCGGCCAGCGCCTGGACGTTTACCACCCCAAATGGGATTGTTCATGCAGTCTCGATTGTAGTTTACGAGGCTGCAAGTCGAGCAGTCGCCATTATTTTGAGTACAATAGGGTTTCACATCAATCCTCCTCTCTTACAGGTAATACAACTGGTTCTCCGTCTGATCCGTAACCTACTTGTAAACCAATAAAATATACTACTTTGCGAGTTTGTCTTGCTTCGCTAATTTGACCACGTATTGAATTTTCCCATTCTTCGTCTGCAACCGATACGCCATATTCCGGTTCGCCTTGCGCATGATTAAAACTACGTTCTGCGTAACCATCTGAGCCAACTGGGATATCTCCATATCTTTTCCACTTTTTTATCAAAAATTCGAAATTATTGGGAGACCATCCGGCCTTGAAAGCAGCTACCTTTTCCCAACAATCTATTTGGTGACCGTCTTCAAAAATGGCTTTCTCTATACAATATCTTAACGAACCCTGTCCTTTATATTGTCTGCCTATATCGTACCATTTACGTGCAAATTTTACTGATACAAATTTCGGAGTAACTGCTTGCTTGTTCATTTGATGACCTCCAATCTCTTAACTTGATTTTAGTATACCATATTCAAGTTTAATTGTCAACACCTAAAATCAATTTTTTCAACATTGTCCTTTGTTATGTTGATAACTATTGGAAACTTGTGTATAATGTTGATAAAACTATGTGGGAGGTTTTAACATGAAAAAGTTTATATCCGGCATACTTGTTGGAATTATTCTGATGCTCACGCTTACAACTTTTGCAGCAGGTAAAATTAAAGAAGCATTCTTTAATGACACCATTAAACTTGAAGTTGACGGAAAAACAGTCAACACCGATATGGTAACAGTTATCTTGGAGGGCTCTGTTGATGGAACGAACTATGTTTCGGCGCGAGCATTAGCAGAAGCCTTGGGGGCAAAAGTAGAATGGGACGGAAAGAATAAAAAGATACTGGTTACATCGAAAGATAAAGATACCACACCTGTAACAACAGGATATAGTTATTCGAATCCAGCTCCGTTGAACACAACGCAAGTAATCGAGGTAGAAGACCTTCTGCAGAAATATAAAGTTGAAATGTCCGTAAAAGAGATTGTTAGAGGAGAAGAAGCATGGAAAATGGTGCAGGAAGCAAATATGTTCAACGATCCTGCCCCTGAAGGATACGAATATTTATTGGCAAAAGTTTATTTTAAGCTCCTTGATATCGATGAAGGTAAGCAGTATAGCTTGACAGGTGAGGTAGACATTGATCTTGTATCATCTGATGGCAAAGATTATGATTTAACCTTTGCAGTAGCACCAGAACCACAATTAAAAGCAAACTTGTATAAAGGAGCCTCGCACGAGGGATGGGCAGTATATACAGTTAAAAAAGATGATGCTAAACCTAAGCTTGTATTCGGACGTAAATACGATGGCAGCGGCGGTATTTGGTTTAAGGCGTATAAAGATTAAGTAATTATAAATAGCCCCATTGCGGGGCTTATTTTTTTATCCTTTGGATCATACTCCAATAATTCTGATAATTTGCAATTCTCCGGTAGAGTGTTGTTAATATCTGCTAAACGTGACAAAGTTATATTATGTAAATTAAATAAATGAATAGGGTGGTGCCAATGTGGAATTTTGTCGAAAATGGAGGTAAATTTTGCATTGAAACTTGGGACAGGCAGGGGTATAATGTTTTATAGAACATATGTTCTTGTAAAAGATAAGAAAGGAGGATTTATGTGTAGAACTTATCATAACAAAGTTTATCAAAAATATTCTTGGAGGACTTGTTATGAAATACTATAATGAGTTTATTGTAAAAAAGTGTGAAGAAATAGCTGCTAATGATGATACTTACAAAAAACTTATGAATGATGCTATAACTGCCAATAGATTATTAAGAAAAGCTATAAGAGATTTTGAAAATGCTGTTGCTGCGCTTCAAGCATATTCAGAAAAATTAATGTTTCAATCAGGTTTCGAATTACATACCGCACAAAATACCGCACAAAAAATAATTAACCATAATTAAAACATAAATAAAAATAATAACATGATGCGAAAAGTAATAAATATGAGAAAAATTAATATACATATAGTAGCTGAAAATTCAACATTTTAAATAATACTGCATTTCGTAATACTTATTCACTCGTAATGCGCAGGTCACCGGTTCGAATCCGGTCAGCAGCTCCACTTTCTTTTAACTTACCGCACAAAAAATACCGCACAAATACCGCACAAAAAAATGAAACCTTATTCTGGTTTCTTAAATATGTCTTTTATCTTCTCGTCGAGCTTTGTTTTTTTATCTAGTTGTAATCTTTGATAGATTTTTTTAAGTACCATTACGTCATGCCCTAATCTTTCGGCTGCGTACTGGTCTGGTATACTTTGTTCATAAAGAACAGTTGCATGATAATGGCGTAAAGCATGAAATGTAAATTTAGGGATAGGCTTGTCCTGAATTTTTAGCTGTAAAGGAAGTGTATCTTTGGCAAAAGAAGCCTTTTTACCTTTGGGAGGGTTTTCAAGCATCATATTATGGTATTTTATTATTTTTGCAAATCGTTTGCCGTAACTATCAGGTCTCATATTAAATATATAATCATCATTTTTTAAATTTAGTGATTGTATTCTTTTCTTTAGAAGAGACATAACATAGTCAGGTACGGTTATTATTCTATACCCATTATCTGATTTAGGTTCTTTATCAATATATTTATATTTAGGCCCATCATCTTCATTTCCTGATTCGGATAATGCTCTGTTTTCGTCAATTCTTATTTTATCATCCAGTATATCGTTTACTTTTAAGCAAAAAATTTCACCTTCGCGCATGCCACACCAAGCAGCAAGCAGTATCGGAAGTTCATCCCAAAGTCCTTCAACAGCACTTAATAAACGTTCAAATTCTTCTGTTGTCGGTACATATCTTGCATTAGATTTACCACTTGGAGCTTCAACTAAATCACAAGGATTTTTCTTTTTTAAAGCCATTTTAAACATATTCGATAAAATAACAAAATGTTTTCTTACTGTAGCTTTTGATAGCCCTTCTTTTAATTTGATTGCAATGTACTGTGATATGTGTATATCATTTATTTGGTTAAGTTTTAATTTCCCAAAATAGGGTTTGAAATGATTGTTAATGCAAGCTTTGTAATATATATAGGTGGTTGGTGAAAGATGTTTTTCCCTTATTTCTAAATATTTATCTGCCCATGTTGAAAATTTCATATTTGGTATGTTCAAAAAAAGCCCATCTTCATATTCTTGCTCAATTTGTCTTGCTACTGATCTTGCTTCTTTCTCTGTTTTTCTAGTAATGTATTTACGGATTTGTTTATTATTGGCATCTCTACCCAAATAAATAGTGGCTTGGAATGTACCATTAGGAAGTTTTCTAATGCTTGCCATACTTACGCACCTCGCTCTATATTAAACTTTACAGCTATGCATTTGCCTATTATTTTAACTTCCTTAAATGACTTTTTAGTAAATACTATTTCTTCGTATTTTGGATTTTCCGGTCTTAATATTACAGTTCCTGGGTACTTGTACACTCTTTTTAATGTTGCTTCGCAACCATCAGTTATAACAACCGCAATTTCTCCATTTTCAACATCGCTTTGTTGTCTGACAAAAACTATATCACCATCATTAATTCTTGCATTTACCATGCTATCACCTTTTACTCTAAGACAAAAATCAACTTTGAAATTGTCTACTACATATTCGTACCCTTCTATATTTTCTTCAACAAATATAGGTTGTCCAGCCGCTATTGTTCCTAAAATTGGGATTTTTTTAATAGTAGGTTCAGTATCTAAATATTTTTCTGCACCTTCAGTTCCCATAAGCCATAAATGATTAACACCATATTTTTTAGCAATAGCTTCAATGGTTGTTATTTTTGGAGCCATTTCTCCAGTGGCGTATCTTGATATTGTTGGTGGCGATAAATGTAAATATTCAGCTAATGAATATGTTGTGTCACCGTTTGCAATCATCAGCTCGGATAATCTTTTTGAAAACACTTCCTTATTAAAAATCCTTCCCATTTTATCAAACCCTCCTTATTGTTTGTAATTATATATGATTACATTACTAAATGCAATACTTTTTTAAATATTTCCCTAGAAAATGTTGCGAAAAGTATTGACTAAAATAAAAAAAGTGATACACTATAGATAGGTGATACGAAACGCAACAAATAGAATTAGCAAACAAGGAGGGGGGTTGTAAATGCCTAAGAGCAAACGCAGAGTCTACCCTGAATTAAATGCGCTAAAGGGGAGGATAAGAGAGAAAAAATCATCTTACAGAAAATTAGCTGAAAAAATTGGTCGTTCCACAAATACTATTTATTTAATGTTAAATGGTTATGCAATTCTAGGAGCAGATGATATTGACGCAATATCTGAAGAATTAGATATTCCGCCAGACGAAGTAATAAAATATTTTTTTCCTCAAATGTTGCGGAACGCAACAAAATAATAACGAAAGGAGGTCGAACATGCCAAGTATTGCAGCAAACAAAAAAGATTTATACTTGAATGCATTTATACATGTAATAGAAAATTGGCTTGACAATCCTGAGCAAGAATACAAGCCAGTTTTCAAGAAATTAATTGTGTATGGGGTCAAGTATATTAACGCTCATGAACCACAGAATTACACCAGGGAAAACGTTGAAAACAAGTTTGAGTTTGCAGATACAATAATGTCAATGATGGCAGACTTAACACCAAAAGAATTTATGAACTTGTTCCCAATATCAAAAGAGTATGACGGACATAGATGGGGGACAAAAGATTATTTCTACACTATGGAACATGTCAAGAAATTAAGTCTTGATGAGCCTATAGGAGAGAAAATAGATGATTTCCTCTGGAACTATACAAACCATGAAGTGAATGCATTCCTTGTAAATTTGTTATGCTTTGCAAGTGATTTACGGCGATTTGATACAGGCAAGGGAATAATGGAAGAATTCTGTGAGCAAAATGGGATTCCAACATACTCACTTTACAAAGATGGCACCGGGAAGAAATATCTTCTTAATAACCAGACGGGCAGAACGATGGGAGTAAGAAAAGTAAGGCCAAAGTATTTAAGAGTTTTAAAGGGGGCATTAACGTGAGTGAGCTTACAGTAATTAACCATAACGGTCAGTTTGTAGTTGACAGCAGGGAAGTAGCGGAAATGATAGGGAAAGAGCACAAAAACTTGCTTAGGGACATTAAAGGTTATGTTGACATTTTAACCAGCTCAAGTTTGAGCCCGTTAAATTTCTTCATTCCAAGCACATATAAGGATGCAAAAGGTGAAACAAGACCCTGTTATCTTCTCACCCGAAAAGGTTGTGACATGGTGGCAAATAAGATGACCGGAGAAAAGGGAGTACTGTTCACTGCGGCATATGTAACAAAGTTCGAGGAAATGGAACGCACTATCAAGGGTGGTAAATCCCTTCCCGAAATTAAGCAAAAAGAAATCGAAGCACGTTATAACAATTCGCTTGCTCGCCGGGCGAACGTACTATTGAAAATCGCCAATAGTCCAGAAATCAACCCACGATACAGACAAATCTTGCAAGCTCAAGCAAGCGCAATCGTTGCAGGAAAACCGCTTCTGCCACTGCCAGAAGTTGAGCAGAAAACGTACTCTGCCGGTGAAATAGGCAAAATGCTGGGCATATCAGCGAACATGGTAGGCAGGCTAGCAAAGCAGCATAACCTGAAAACAGAGCAATATGGCAAGTATTTTCACGACAAGTCACCATATTCAGCGAAAGAAGTAGAGAGTTTCAGGTACTACGAAAATATTCTGCCAGTATTGCAGGGTGTACTGGCAAGCATGAAAGAGAGGTAAATCAATGAAAATCACATGTAAGAAAGTGCCAGATGGAGTAGATTACACATACTTAGATGGCAAACCAGATGGAGACTTTGATGTAGTGATTTGCTACAAGGCCAATTCAGATAAGGAAGTATCAGAAGTTGCAGATATGCTTGAACATGTGGCTGATTTTATAAGGCAGTGGAAGTATTCAAAGGAAATTCAAGAGGTAAAAGGAGGAAATAACGATGGCAACTACATAGCGCCGTATGCTGAAGCAGAACTACATGCGGGCGGAGAATATAGGGCAAAGGAAGTGATTAATAGTGATAGCACTTACAGAAAAAGAGCTTGAAATGATAAAAGAAAAAACAAAACAAGAATTATTAGATGAGTTAAGAAAAAAAAGAAAGCGAAGATGGCTTATTATTTTATATGTAATTTTAGGAATTCTAATTATTTTATCGTTGCCTTTAGAAAATTTATTATCCAAGTAACATTGCTCAAAATTTTATCTAAGTAGGAGGTGAAAGGGATGGAAGAGATTTCAAAAGAAATACTGGCGGAACTCATAAAAATAAGGGAATTGCTGGAGCCCCGCACAGTTTCAATTGAGATAGATGGAAAAGAAATAGTAAAAAATGTTACTCAGAAGGCAAATTTGGAATCTCAACGCCAAGGGCTTTCAGTACGTTAATTGTAGCAGCTACACTTAATTCAATAGATGTGCGTAAATAGGAAGTTAAAATTCGACTAGTGGCCTCTTCAAATGTAATTTTACCATTTTCATTAACAGCTGACTTAAACTCTTTTAAATGCCATTCAGTTATGTATTCTGAATTTTGCTTGATTATGGCTAGTGCTGTATCGGAAATTAGTTGACCCAACTCATTGGTAGTCATAATGTCACCTCCTTTCTAACCACATTCTACCACATGAGCAAGGGAGTGACAAAAGAAAAATATAAAACCTTACACCCGATAAAACACGGTATAAACCAATGACGATAAGGCCGAAGTTGGTCTGTAAATCAAAATAACTAATTAATAGGAAGGTGTAAGGAATGTATATCAAAAGTCAGGATGGCGATGTAATCTTTTCACTTACAGACAAAGCAGTAATCTTTACAGAAGATATCTACATCAACGGTAAGTTCTACGGTTGTAATATATACGGAAGAAAACTCTTCAGAAGATACTTACTCGGCACATACGAAGAAGATGAAGCAACACAAGTTATATCAGAGATATTTGCACTATTAAAAGCTGGAGTGCAGTATTACTCAATGCCGGCACCAACAATGGATATATCGGAACTGGGGGTGAGCATATGAATGGTTGCCCTATGTGGGATGAACTCCACAAATGCTGTATGTGGGAGAGGATGGAAAAGATCATTCGGTTCCCATGGGAAAAGGAAGCAGATCCGGTAATTGAAGAATGCTTGGAAGAAATGCCATAGAGAAGGGGGGAGAGTAAATGAGAAAGTGGTTGATTCAGAAATGCCGAGAATCAGAAGTATTTGCATGCGGTTTAGCGCTTGCCGGAATTGGTTTGATGATATTGATTGCTTTAATCTGACGAAAGGAGCGTGAGAGAGTGAATACGCAAATAGGTAATTTAGTAGCAATATCAATTAAGTGCAGAGACTGTGGAAAAGACTTTGTAATGGGAAAAAGAGAGATAAATTGGTACTCAAAGCGAGGGTGGACTCTACCTAAGAGATGTGAGAGCTGCCGCAAGGTTAGGAGGAAAAAAATCAATGATACGAAAGCGTAAATCAATGCCAATGCCGGTAACTTTAAATGACTGCTGTCTGTTGTACCAAATGGGTTATGCAATTATGATCCACGACGGAAAGGTTTCGGCCATAGTAAAGGAGGGCAAGAAGCGTGAAAACATTGCGTGAGGCTATGGGGCTTCAGGACAGCATAGGCAACATCAAACTGGGTGATACGGTACGCATCAAGGCAACAGGACACATCGGAAAGGTTGAGGCTATAGGGAGATATGGACTGCTGGCGATACAGGGTTGCTGGGGTGTGTACCATCCATCTCAAGTTGAAATTTTAGATAAAAAAATAACGGCATAAGCCGTAAATCAAAATATCTCAACCTCATTCTAGCACTGATGGAATGAGGCGTCAAGGAGGATGAAATATGCAAATTCTGAATCTCACACTTCACAACTTCAAGGGAATACGTGATTTTGAATTAAATACACAGGGCAGAGATGTTAGCATTTTTGGCGATAACGCAACTGGTAAGACTACACTTGCCGATGCCTTCATGTGGCTGCTGTTCGACAAGGACAGCAGCAATCGCAAAGATTTTCAAATCAAGACTTTAGGTCCTGACGGTGAGCCTGAACACGGTCTTGAACATTCGGCTGAGGCAATTTTACAACTCGAAGATGGAAGTCAAATCGCACTTAAAAAAGTGTTCAGGGAAAAGTGGACCAAGAAAAAAGGATCAGCTACGGCAACGTTTACAGGTCACACTACAGATTACTTTATCGATGGTGTACCCGTAAAAAAGTCCGAATATGATGCCAAGATTGCAGAAATAGCTGATGAGGAAATATTCAGGATGCTCACAGATCCGCGTTACTTCAACGAGGTCCTTCATTGGCAGAAACGCAGGGAGCTGCTATTGGAAGTGTGTGGCGATGTCAGCGATGAAGAAGTCATAGCGAGCCAAAAAGCACTGAGCGCACTTAAAGACATCCTTGGTAATAGAACCATAGAGCAGCAGCGTAAAATCATTCAGGCTCGTTTGAGCGAAATTAATAAGGAACTGCAGAAAATCCCGGTAAGAATAGATGAAGTCAAGCGCAACCTTCCTAATATTGACGATATCACCAACGAGAAAGAGCTTCCAAGCGACATTGCCAAGCTCCGAGAACAACTAAGGGCTAAGCAGGAAGAGCTTGCCCAGGCAAAAGCCGGTGGGCAGGTTGCGGAGAAAACAAAGGAGCTTCGGCTGATTGAAGCACAAATGATGGATTTGAGGAACAAATACCGACAGGCGCTGGATGAAAAGGTAGGAGAGAAGCGAAGGGAGCTCTCAAGTGTGCAACATGATATGGCAGAACTCAAGGCCAAGATTGATTCCCATAATCGCAATATCAAATATAGAACATCTGAAATAAGTGTTCTTGAAGAAAGAATAAAAATTCTCCGCAATAATTGGCATGCAGAAAACAGCAAGGTTTTCGAGCAAGAACAGTCCACTTTTTTATCATTGGATACATGTCCAACATGTGGGCAGCCTTTACCAAAGGAACAGTTATTAGCAGCCAAGGAAAAGGCTTTAGAACAATTCAATAAGGCAAAAGCAGAGAAACTGGAATCAATAAATGCCGAGGGGAAACAACTTGCAGCAAGAAAATCCTCACTTGAGGATGAAATCAAGGTTTCACGAGAGACAGTGGATAAGATGACGGTAAAACTCCAGGAAATTGAAAAACAGGAAGCCATCCTGAAAGCCGAAATCGAAGCCATCATGCAGGGCGAACATCCTGTCGAATCCACGCCGGAATATGCGCAGATGCGGGAACGGATTATGAAAATACGTGAAGATATCGCTAATATGCAGGCTGATAATAATACAGCCATAATGGCTATTCAGAAGGAAATCGACACGCTCACAGACGCAATTCAGGCCCTTGAGCAAGCACAAGCCCGCATCGATACCAGGATTAATGGTCTGAAACGCATCGAGGATCTCAAGGCCGAGGAACGCAGACTGGCAGCGGAATTTGAGGACCTTGAGCAGCAGATATATCTCACTGAGGAGTTCATCCGGGCTAAAGTCCAAATGCTGGAGGACAAAATCAACAGCAAGTTCCGTATGGCAAGGTTCAAACTGTTCGATGCCCAGATCAACGGTGCGCTGGCCGAGTGCTGCGAGACCACTTATAATGGTGTGCCTTACAGCAACCTGAACAATGGCGCACGCCTCAATATCGGCCTTGACATTATCAACACATTAGCTGACCATTACGGTTTCTCACCGCCTGTCTGGCTTGACAATGCCGAGAGCGTGACCGACATTCTGCCGACCAAGGGGCAACAGATAAGACTGATTGTGTCCGCAGCGGATAAAAAGCTCAGGGTAGAGCTTGCGGAAAGAGAAGAATTGAAGGAGGTTGTATAAATGTCAACTACTGATAAAGCAAACAAGGGCAATGCGCTTGCCCTGATCAAAAAGGACGTCGTGGACGTCGTAGGCAAAAAGGTGCAGGAATTTGTATCTCGCGGGGAGTTGCACCTGCCACCGAATTACAGTGTAGAAAATGCAATGAAATCAGCTTGGTTGATACTGCAGAATACATTTGACAAAGACAAGAAACCGGTCCTGCAGGTTTGTACAAAGGACAGTATAGCTAATTCACTACTCGACATGGCAGTACAAGGCCTGAACCCGGCGAAGAAACAAGGCTACTTCATAGCATATGGAAAACAGCTTGTATTCCAGAGATCCTATTTCGGCACTATGGCCGTGACAAAACGTGTAACTGGAGCAAAGGATATATTTGCTGAAGTTGTCTATAAAGGCGATGAGTTCGAGTATACAATCAACAGGGGCAACAAAGTCATTACCAAGCACGTGCAGCGGATTGAGAACGTGGACCCGGACAACATAGTTGCCGCATACTGCACTATTATATTTGACGACGACAGGCAATTTACAGACATTATGACCTGGCAAGAAATCCAGAAAGCCTGGTCCAAGTCTAAAATGAACCCTGAAAAAGAAGGTTCCACGCACAAGGAATTTGCTCAGGAAATGTGCCGAAAGACCGTCATTAACCGTGCCTGCAAGCGGTATCTGAACAGCTCAGATGATGGGAGTCTGCTGATGCAACATATCAACCGTGCAGATGAGGTTGCGGCTGAAGCAGAAGTTGAAGCCGAAATTGCCGAAAATGCGAATCAGGAGCTCATTGACATTGATGCAGAATATGAACTCCTGGGTGAAGATGCGGACACAGAGGAAACTGCAGAAGAGCCAGAGGAAGAATCAGCAGAGAAGCCAAAGCAAGAGAAAAAACAAGATAAACCGCAGCAAGGTAAACAACAAACCATATTTGAGGAAGGACCTGGATTCTGATGATTGAGTGCACCCCCTACGCCTCCGGGAGCCGGGGGAACTGCTACAGGGTAACTGATGGCAGGACCCCACTCCTCTTGGAGTGCGGGATAAAATACAAGGAAATACAGAAAAACCTGAAATTCAGGGTATCGGAAATTGCCGGATGTTTAGTCACCCATGAACACCAAGACCATTGCAAGGCCGTCCGGGACCTGATGAAAGCCGGGATAGACTGCTACATGAGCCAAGGAACTACGGATACACTGAAGGTAACAGGACACCGTGTCAACATCATTAAGGCAAAGCAGCAGTTCAGGATCGGGACTTGGACGATCCTGCCGTTTGAGACCCAGCATGATGCGGCGGAACCGCTCGGGTTTCTCCTGGCGAACCAAGACAGAGAGAAGCTGCTTTATGCTACAGATACATATTACATCCGGTACCGGTTTCGGGGGCTTACACATATAGCCGTAGAATGCAACTACAGCCTGGATATCCTCAAAAGAAATGTGGATGCCGGAACTGTACCGAAGGAACTGAAAAGCAGGATACTCAAGAGCCATTTTAGCCTGGAACATGTGAAACAGTTTATACAAGCCAATGATTTAAGCGAGTGCAGAAAGATAATTTTACTACATCTTTCGGATTACAACAGTGATTCTGCAAGAATGGTACGGGAGATAGGGGAGTTAACCGGGATAGATACGGTGGTGGCCGAAGCAGGGCAGGAAATTGAATTAGAACTGTGGCCGTATTAGGAAAAGGCAGGTAGTTTAAGGGGCAAAACACCGGCAGGCAAAACCGGAGTTCCGGAGTTCAAGTCTCCGGCCTGTCTCCAAAAGAAAATTATAAAGGAGGTTCAATATGCCATTCGAAATAATCCACCGCAAGGAAGGCGAAATGTCACAAAAGCAAGAGATAAGACATAGTAATGTGCAGATTAGTATAAATGATTGGGGGCATTTGGTTATAAGGGAGTTTGAAAAGCCAACAGATACTAAGAAGTGCAGATTAGGAGACAGCGATAATTGTAATAAAAACATAATTGGCGGTAACTGCTGGAACTGCGAACATTACAAAACTATTACTACTCCTGGTGAAGAACACCTTATAGTATTTGACAGAGCTACAACAGATAGGATAATAGACTTCATTTTCAGTGTTCGCACTAATAATCTTATGAAGCAGCTACTTGAAAATATACTTAAGGGTAATTATGAGTTACCGTTTTGATGCGCAATGTGAGAAATTACAAGGAGGCGAAGGAGAATAGTGATTATGAAATTAGGAGACAGAATTCGATATCAAAAATGTCTAATAGCAAATAAAAAATGGAGTGGGAATATTGACAAAGAAGCAACAAAAGAATTTGCAAAAACCAACGGCATGAGATATTTGGAAGGAGACATTTTTATTGACGGATGGACTGTTCTTTCAAAATGGAAAGTAAAAAGTTACCCTACGATACAAGAAGGAATTATATGTGGTATTAGGTATATTGATATTACAGGTGGTTTAAATGATGAGTATGTTTGGGAATTTGGGAAAAGAAAGAAGGTATATCTTGTAGCAAGAAACCTTACTACTTTTGACAAAGTACCAGAGGAATTTATAATTGCAGAGTAATTCGGATAAACAACTTTGATGGTGGTTTGCAGAAACAAGTATAAAAAGTATACAGCATTTCAAACAACTTTCGTGGTGGAGGTGACAATTTGAAGATAGGTTTAATAGATGTTGACGGTCACAATTTTCCAAACTTGCCTTTAATGAAAATATCTGCTTTTCATAAAAGTTTTGGTGATGATGTAGAATGGTTTTTCCCTTTAAATCAATATGACAGAGTATATATTTCTAAAGTATTTGATTTCACACCAGATTATGAAATGTGCATCCAGGCAGATGAAATAATTAAAGGCGGGACTGGATATGGACTTGAAAATAAATTA